TGGTATATAAACTGAATATTCAGACAATTTCCCCCAAAAACGACACTTCATGTCGAAAATTAACTGTTGACAAACATGATAAAATATGATAGGGCTAGGGTGTCGAAAATAAAATAAAAAACATTGTAAAAAGTATTGATTTTTGTCGTAACATAGTGTATTATATAAATATAGGAAATATATGGGGAGGAAAAAAGAAATGTGTGTAAGAACTTGGTTAAAATTATCAAAATTAGAACAATTAAAAATTTTATCTAAAAATAGAAGTAAATTAGCAAAAATAAATAAAAATCATATTAGAAATTATTTAGAAGACAGAATATTAACTTATGATAGATTAATAAATTCCTTGGAAAAATTTAATGTAGAGTATTCTGTTGAATTAGGTATAAAAGAAGAATTATTGATGATATTATCAAAAATAGAAGGAGGAAAATTTGATGTCTAAAGAATTAAAAAAATTACAAATTGAAATTGACGCTGATGTTATGAAATTATTAAAGGAACAAAAGAAATTACAAAGAAAACCTGTTTACTTTATTATTGAAGAATTAGTCAAAGAAAAATATCAATCTTTAAGTGATAGGTTAAAAGAATTAGGAGAATAATACATGGATAAAAAAGGGCGTATAAAACTTATTGAAAAAACTATAAAAGAATTAAATAAAAAAGGTTTAGATGTTGATAAAGCTACAGAAGGTAAAGATATAAATAAATTAGCACACTCTATTAAAACATTTGAAAATTTTATGAAAAGGGTTGCTAGAGTTAAAGAAAGACCTAAAATATTACAAGAATCAAAAGCTATTGATGAAAAAATTAAAAAAAGAGTTGAAAATAATAAAAAACAAAAAAATATGAGTGTTAAAAGAAATTATATCAGTAAAGAAACTAAAAACATAGTTAAATATAATGAAAATTTTAAACCTACAAAAAGAAATATAAAACTAAAAACACAAATGGTAGCAAATGAATTTTTATTAACTTATTTTAAGGAAATAAAACTTGATAATTTAGCACGGAAAAAAATAAATAAATTAACTAATAGATTCGGGAATAGGCTTGACTTAATATATGACTTTATGGATAAAGTATATGATTTAAGTTTTAAGTACCCTATGGAAAAAGAAATCTTTAAATCAGAACACGCGGACGAATATCACCAAATGATGTATGATAGATTAGATTATTTTGAAAGAATCCTCGAATCAGACTATGGAATATAAATAAAACTGGGGGGACAATATGAAAGAACACGTTAAAAAATATATGATACATTGCTCACAATTAAATAATTATTTAAACATTTTTAACGTGGATACTATAAATTGTTTTGATACTGAATCATGTTTTAGAAATGAGGAAATTAAAAAAATTTATGAAAAAAAGTTAGACATTAACCACGAAGGTGATGCCGTAAAGATATACGCTTGGGGTTTATCTAACTGTGATAATGATTATGTATTATACGGAGAAACATTAGAACAATTTTTTATAGCTCTACAAACAATTATATATAGTAGGGTTGATTTAAAACAAAAACTATCAGAATCAAAAATTAAAAATATTAAAAAAATGTTGAAATTAAGAGTTTTTGTACACAATTTATCATGGGATATTGAATTTATAAAATACTATTTATTAAGAAATGGTTATAAATATTATAATTCTGTTGTTCATGAAGGGAAAAAAGTTAATACAAAAAATATATCTAAATCTTTTAATATAGTAGAAAAAGACGGCAATGTTTATTCAACTTTGGTACATTTAGAAGGAACTAAAATATCATATAGGAAAAAAATTAATAAAGAATTTTATCAAATAAAAGACGAAGTTTTTCCAACTATTGAATTTCTAGATTCATATAAAATAATGGCTTTTAAATTAGATACTATTGGTAAATCAGTAATAAAAATTGATGATAAATTTAAAAAACTTGGCGAAAATTATGACTATGATAAAGTAAGAGATGATAACCATAAATTAACTGAATTTGAACAAATTTACCTTTATAATGATGTTTACATATTAAAAGAGTTTATAAACCAATTTTATTTACCAATTAATACTAGGAAAACAACCGCAAGTTCAATTTCTTTTGAGGCTTTTATGAAAGGTAAATATGGTGAAGATAAACCTTATAAAAAATTCCTTGAAGATTATCCCGACTTATATTGTTACGGTAAAATAAATTCAATCATTAAAAATTCTTACCGTGGAGGTTGGACACAGGTTAATAAATATTACAAAGGAGTGCATCTTAAAAATATATGTGGAACATCAATCGATATAAACAGTTCATACCCAGCGGTTATAAGAAATAAACCCTTACCATACGGTGAGCCTATTCTATATAATGGTTATCATAAATGTTCTGAAAATGAATTATCTATTCTAGTGATTGAATTTGATTCTTTTTATAATAAACATGAAAATAATTTTATTGGTGAGATACAATGTGGGTCCATAAATCGTGATGTGTTTAATTGTTTAGGTACTGAATATATCCACACTAACGTTATTAATGGAGTTGTTAAAGGGACAAACGCTAAAGGCGTTGAAAGAAGATACCGTCTTTATATTTGGGAATTTGAACTTGAAAACATTTTGGAAAACACTGTTTTTGAAAATTATAAGGTTTTTGAAACACTAACTTTTAAGTCTAATATTGGTCACTTTGGTGAAGTTGTTGACTATTATACAGAATTAAAAATATCATCTAAAAAAGAAGGTAATGTCGCATTAACAAACTACGCTAAATTAGTTTTAAATTCTTTTTACGGTAAACTTGCAAGTAATCCTACAAGAGTTGAAAGGAAAATTGAACTTGATAATGGTATGGTTAAAAATGTAAACACAGATGTTGTATATGAATCCGAACAAAAATTTTACCCAGCTTTTTCAAGTTGTGTTACCGCATGGGCGAGAGTTAACCTAAGAACACAATTATATAAATTATCTATTGATGATGAAGGTAATTATCACAACAATGTTATATACTTTGATACTGATTCACTTTATACAACTTTACCAGTTGAAATAGTAAAGGAAAGAATTGGAGATGTGTTAGATCCCTATATACTTGGTATGTGGGATATAGAAAAAGAGTATTGTGAGTTTAAAGCAATAGGTAGTAAAAAATATATAGTAAAAACACATGAAGGTGATGTTGTATGTAGATGTGCAGGATTACCACAAGAGGTTAGAAACGAAATACATATTGAAGAATTTGAACTTGGAGCAACTTTTAAAGGTAAGAAAATGAAAACTAAAGTTAAAGGTGGTTACGCTTTAATAATAAGTGATTACACGCTTAGAAACACAATATTTGGAGGGTAGTATGAATAATAAAAATAATGAAAGAAATAAAAGAAGGTATAAAAATTTACTGATAAAAAATTTATGTCCGTCTTGTGGTTTTAGAAAACCACAAGAAAATTCAAATTTTTGCACATTTTGTTTAAAACTTGCAAGGGAAAGGTATCACAAACGTAAACTTGATAGATTATCAGAATGTAGGTGTGTAAATTGTGGAAATGATTTAATTAACACAGACAAAATACATTGTAGTGTATGTTTGGAGAAACGTAAACAATATTCTAAAGAATATTATAAAAAGAATAGGGAAGAAATATTAGAAAAAATGAAAAATAAAAGGGGTTAATATTAATGAAAAAGGATTATAATTATTATAAAAATAAGGGTATATGTGTTTCTTGCAAATCTGAAAAAGTTGAAAATTATGTTAGATGTAAATCTTGTCGTGATAAAAAGAATGAATATTATAAACTAGTAACAAAAAGAAGATATAATAAAGGATTATGTGTGCGTTGTGGTAAACCTAAAGAACATTCAGAATTTGAGGATTTAAAACATTGTATACAATGTTTAAAAAATTTTAGAGATTACTCAAAGCATTACTATAATAAACATAAAGATAAAATAAATGAAAAAAGGAGGATAAAAAATGAGTAATATATATTATTCCAGTAACGAACTATTCTCTCACCAATCACAGGTTAATTTTGTTATGGGTGAAAGAGGAAATGGTAAATCTTTCGACGCTAAAAGAAGAATGATAAATAACTTTATAAACAAAGGTGAGCAAAGTATATACATAAGAAGAAGACAAACAGACATAGACGAGGTTAAAGATTTATTTTTTAATGATATAAAAGAATTTTATCCTAATCATGAATTTAAAATAGACGGTAAACATGGTTTAATAAATGGTGAAATCGCTATAATTTTTATAGCATTATCAACATCATTAAAGAAAAAATCTTCACCGTTTCCTCTTGTAACATTATTAGTTTTTGACGAATATATTGAACCTTCATTTAAATTTCCAAACTATTTAAAAAATGATATGTTTTATTTGTTAGAATTAATAAACACTGTTGTTAGAAAAAGAGATAATTGGAAATTAATGTTAATAGGTAATGTTATATCGTTTGTAAATCCTTTTTTCACTATGTATAATATAGAAATAAAAAATATTGAAAAAAGATTTCATAAATTTGAAAAAGATAAAGATGATGGTACATATTTAATAACTGTCGAATTAACTGATACACCAGAATTTCAAGAAGAATATTCAAGAACTAAATTTGCTAAATTAATAAGGAACACATCATATGGTGACTACGCTATGAAAGGGAAGGGATATGAAGATGATAATTCGTTTATTAGAAGTGAGAGGAAAGGACAACATATTTTCATATGTTCTTTAGTTATGGAAAACATTGAAGTCGGCATATGGTTCGACGAATTTGGTGATTTTTATTGTGATGATAAAATTGATATAACATCTAAAAAAAGAATAGCGGTTTTAAACGAAGATATGAGAACACATTTAACACATTTAAAAAACGAGGTAAATAAATGGCAACTTAAAAAAATTAAAGAAGGTTATCACAAAGGCGAGATGTATTTTAAAAACCAAGAAATTAAAAAATTTATGCAAAAAGTTATTAAATATATTTAAAGGATATTTAGTCTATAAATAGAATAATATAATTAATAAAAATGTTGGAGGTATAGTTATGATTATTTTATTTATAATACTAGGATTAACTTTTTCATTAAACACATTAAACTTAATTAAAATTAATAAGGAAATAAAACACATAATAAAGGATCAAATTAAACATCAAGAAATTTTAAATAAATTAGAAGAAAAAAGAAAAAATTTTAAAGAATTACAATTAGAAATAGAACGTATAAAACAACGTGAAATTATAGAAAACCAATTACAAAAAATTGAGGCAATTTCCATAAACCCAATAGGGTTTAAAACCTCAACCGTGGGTGACTTAATTTCTTATGTTAATGATGTTTATAAAAACAATGGTCTAACCTTATGTTATAATGATATATTAAAAGAGTAGGATTACCCTACTCTTTTTTAATTTATTGTATTGCTATATAATCATAACTTATACCTTTTGAACCACCTGACCCAGTAACGCTTAATTCAATTTTGTTACTAGTTTTATTTACTACAACGTTTATAACATCACTACTTTGTGTTGAATCAGAAATTAATATTAAATTATCAAGATAACATAAGTAATGTTTTACACTAGGATAATTATAACCACCGTCGCCTTTAACTTTTAATAAGTAACCGTTTTTATAATCAATTTGTATTGGAGATTCGTAGCTTTTTCTTGATTGTGATACATCAGCAGTATTTTTAATTTTGTCTTTAGAATCTATCACACTAGGCAACCCATTAACAAACACATTATTTGATATATTATTTACAAATTCTGTCCCAGTCGGTTTATTACACACATCTAAAGAAGTAGTACAATTAATATAATTGTTTAAAAATTTATTAGCACCTTGAACCCCATTTGAAAGAGCAATGTTAAAGTTATGAACACTATTATCCCTTACGACAATGTGTGCCGAGTTTAATATAGAAATACCCACGCCAACTGATTGACTAACACCGTTAACATTATTATTTTTAATAGGATTTTTTCTATCACCTTGAGTTAATACTATACCGTTTTGATAGTTATTTATTGTATTACCTTCAACAACTGTGTCAAGAACTAATATACCTTTAGCATCATTTATATCTTTAGTTCTATATAATAAGTTATTTTTTACTATTGTACTATCTAATATTTTACCATCTGCTTTAAGCCCTGTTGATATACCTGTGAAATATGAATCAATAACAATGTTATTTTCAACTTTATTATTTCTACAATCATCAATTCCAGGTGATATATTTGCAACATGAATAGAAGGGGCATTTGAGTTGATTGAACAACATTCAGTGAATGAGTTTTCAATTACTCCATTTTTTGCACCGTCTAAGCACAAACCTTCTTCTCCACAACCGTAAGCATGACAATTTATAATTTTACCACCTTTTGTATTATTAATTATACCAATTCCCATTAACGTTGTGTTTTCACTTACTGAATCTTTTATATAACCATGATTACAATTGTTCATTACAATTCCATTAGATTTATAATCACCAGTGAAAACATAATCACCAACTATTGGATTACCACCTTCTTTACTCGTGTAATATATTGTTCTAGTATTTGCAATAGAATTTGATTTTTCTAATCTACATTTAACTTTTTTATTTGAATCATAGATTGGAATAAAATTATTAAAATCGTGTGTCACATTATCATCAGTTATTACTGCGTTAGATGATACACTGTTTATTCTAACAAATTTACCGCCTATATTTTTTACTTTTATATTGCTCATGATAGGGGCTTCGCAAAACACACATTCAACACCACCCAAACAATTTTCAACGTTAATATTTTCAACTCTAATATTATCTAAATATTCATATCCATCTGTGTAAGCACAACATCTCAAAGCGTATAATCTAGTGTTTTTGATATTAATGTTTTTAACTGTTGTATTATTACTTTGAATTAATAGTAATGCGGAATTATTTGCAAATGGTGTAGAATGTTTTGATAAATGAGTTTGGTTGTCTTTATTACCATCAACATTTAAATTTTTAATTAACACATTTGAACAAGAATCTTTAATCCATAACAACGTATTATTACTATTATCTTTTAATTTAAGGATTGCATTCTTATTACCACATATTGTGAAGTTTTCCTTGTCCTCAATAACAATGTTTTCTATCTCATGTACACCATTATCAAACATTATTGTTGCATTAGGGTTTGATGATAATATTTCGTTTATTTTAGTGTTGTAATCTGTTGTTGGTTTTATAACAAAAGTTATACTATCAATTTTTTCAGTTGTTGATACTTTAAATTCTTCATACTCTGTTTTAAAATCATCAATTTTATTATTTATTAATTTAAACACATTATTATTTATAATAGTATCAAAAGTACCGTCAACAATCATTTCGTCTATTTTACTAATGACCTCATTATGTAACCCATTATTTAGCAGTGAATCAAGTATACTTGTTTGTTTTTCAACTTCTTCATTAATAGATATTTCAAATCTATTCATTTCAATAATTGTTTCATTTATTTTTTTAGCTAACATATAATATAATTCCAACATTGAATATGAATCAATATCATAGACAGATATTAATTCTAAACTAACACACATTTTTTTAATTTCTTCAATTCTTTTTGCTGATATTCTTTTATCCATTTTAATTACCTCCTAAAAAATCATCATAAACAAATCAGCACATTCGTCTATTATTTGCTTATCAATATTTATAATAACATCTCGCCATTTCGCAAGTAATTCGGCTGATGAAGTTATCCCTATATTACCTTGACTTTTAAAAACTGTTTGCTCTTTTTGATTATTATTTACTTCGTTAATAGAATTAATATTATTTTGATTATCATTCGTTACTTGTGAAACGTTAGTAAGTGAACCATTTTCTAGGTTAAGACTAGCATTACCATTTTCAATATTACTCTCTTTTGTATTTTGTGTAACAACATCATTAATATTTTGGTTTGAAGAACTTAATCCTGTTGATACAATATCTTTTTCAAAAGTTTCGGTTAAATCTTTATTTAATAAGAAATTAATATCTTGTGCTTTTAATTCTGTTTCATAAAGTTTTGAGTAATAAGGCATGATATTATTTAATTTAGTTTTTAAAAAATGTTTAAACCTTGCAACAGTTTCAAATCCTATCTCATTAAATCTATAAGTGTCTGTAAATTTTTTCTCAAAATTTTTCTTAATTTCTTCATTATTAGTGTAAAAATCATAATCAAAACTAAATAAGTTAAATTGACTATCTAATAAAAGGGAATTTACCTCTATTGTGTATTTCGCCATTTTTATTTCCAACCTCCATAAAAATTTCTGATAAATTTTCAATGTTTTTTGTAACTTTTACATCAAGATTAAATTTTTCTTTTATATCTTTACAAGCATCTTCCCTGTTTTTATAATCAATATCTAAATACATCAATATTTCACCATTATTAACGTTTACTTCGTCAACTAATAAACGTTCTTTTTTATTATTATTAGCATTTGTGTTATTAAGTCCCATAATTGTTAAAAATTCACTGACTAAATCATTTTTATGTGCTTGTAACTTATCAATTAAATATGGTACGTTTGTGTTTAGTACTTCAATACCTAAATTACCACCTTGTGTAAGTCTATTATCAACAAATATTTCGTCTTTATCTTCTTCAATTTGTTTTAATAAATTTTTATAAGTAAGCTCATTTTCTTTAGTTGTTGCGACTATATAAGGGTTTTTTAATTTCTTTAAATTTTTATACATTGTTTTATCAGTTTGTGCAATAGCATTAGCATAATATAAAACTGATAATTTAGTCGGCGTTGATAAATCATTATTCATTATTCTAACACCGTCTTTAACTGGGTAATCCCCAATACTTTCACCATGGCCAATAACTGTGACGTGTGTTGGTTCACCATATATATTTAGCTTGCCGTTAGAATAACAAGGTAGACATATTAAACCGTATTCATGGTGGTCAAAAATAAAGCACTCACCATGTGTGTGTAGAGCATTCTCTATATGTCTTGGTTTAATGGAAGGTGGTAAGCCCTCCCATTTAAACCTATTTAACGCTAAATTTGTAAATAAACTATGTAACCTACCAAAGTTACTATTCCTTAAATTTTCATCTAATAATAGGGCATCACCTTTATTATACAACGACTTAGTTCTACTCATTAATTATCACTTCCTTTAACATTGTTTTAACTTCGTCAACATCATCTGCTACAGAATCTATTTTACCAACTTTTTCTGCTAATTTGTCTATAGTTGTTTGATATTTTTCTTCCCTAATTTGATTTTTCTTATTGGTATCAATTAGCAACCATATGAATAAAGCCCCATAACTTATATTTGTTAAATCAAGATTTAACATTTCGTTCATTTTTACACCCTCCTAAACTTCATAGTTATCCATAGAATAATCTAACGGTTTTACTCCTTCTCTATCAATATGCCATATTGTTACTCCATTGTCAAATATTGCTTTTATTTGTTCTAAAATATTTCTTGGTAATGTTCCTGTAATATTTGCTCCTATTGTTTTAATATAATTATAATAGTATCTATTTCTTGTATTAACATTCATAACTTTATTTTGTTTATATCCGTACATTGCAAAATAGTCGCCTAATTTTTGATAGTATTCATTAGTTAAACCAAATCGGAATAGGTTAACTTTTTTCTCACCTTTATCTAATCCAAAATACACATCACTTCCCATACTAATCATAGTATTTGGAGTAGAGTTCATATCTTTACTTTGTGCCATAGCATTATTAATTAAATTTTGAGTTGATTGTGTATTTAAATCTTGTTGTAATTTATTCTGTAATCCAGTTGAATACATACCACTTAGTGATTGAATTAAATTTGAAGGGTTTAAAGTTCCTTGTGAAACAAGAGAAGGAATTAATTGTTTTTGTAAAGATGTATTTTGTATAAACACATTAGCATTATTATTTAAAACATTTTGTGCCACTTGATTTTTACTACTAGCAACCCACTGCGTGTAAGCTGATGATGAGCAAGGTAATTCGTGTGCATCACCACTTACCATTGATTCCATTTTTCCTCCAGTATCACCTTTGTACCCTTCTATAAATAAACCGTATGAACACCTATCAGAAATTGTATTTCTAACTTTAACTTCATTCACATTATTTTTACATAAGTGGTATTTTATCTCAATTGGAGTATTTAAATTATCTGTAAGCATTCCAAAAGCATAAGGATAGTTATATAATCTACTTTCATTTCTCCAATTTTTCTTACCACCTATTGTTTTTACAGGTTTATAACATTTAAATGTCCCTAATGTTTTAACATTTTTATCAATTGCTATTATTCTAAATACATTCGGTACATCAGTTAAACCTGGTCGTAAATTATCAATGCTACCAAACCTTTGAGTATCATATGGAACGTGGAACATTGTTAAATCATCAATGTCTATAAAGGGTACATATTGAACACTTTGAACCGCAGGACAATTACCAACAATAGTTCCGCTTTTTTCAGTTTGCCACCCTGGTAGATGTTCGTTTAAAAAATAAAAATATAGTCCACATGGTAATCCGTAATTTTCACTGCCCCACTGATCTCTATCTTTTGCTAAAATAATATCACTCATTATACTTTATCACCCACCTTTAAAATTGGACAAGGGTCTGTTGATTCGTTATCACTCAATCTTCTAATTTCCCAGTGTGAATGAGGTCCTGTTGAGTCTCCAGTTGAACCAATTAATCCAACTAAATCGCCCCTTTTTACTTGTTGTCCTTTTGTTACTCTTATTTCTGATAAGTGCATATATTTTGTTCTATAATCACCACTATCAATATAAATGTAGTTACCCATAGAAGAATGAAATCCTGTTTCAGTTACAACACCGTCTTTACTAGCCACCGTTGAACTACCTTTTGCAAGTCCAATGTCTGTGCCATGATGAAATGTTTTTTGCCCTGTGATTGGATGAGTTCTCCAACCGTATTTACTAGTAACTGTCGCACCTTTGACAGGACATAACCAATCTGAGCCAAACTCATTATCAAAAGATTTATAACCGTTTAAGTCACCTGTGGTACCTTCAAATGGTGGTAGCCAACCGTCACCGTCTAATGAACCAGTTATTGAACCATTTGAACCAATTAATGAGATTGGTCTAACCTCATATTCTTTACCAAAAAACATATTACATTCTTGTTTTCTTCTTGCTACTAAACCGCTTAATAAAATACCGTTTGAGGTTACCTTAAAATTTTCCCAAGCATTTCTAATTACTGTTTCATTATTTATATCTTGCGTTATTGCTCTTGTTAAAGTGTTATCGCCGGTTATTGCACCAGTTCCGCAATTGTATGCAACTGAAACAAGAGCGTCAAATTGACATTGTTTTGATACTCCTAAATTTTTAACCGCATTTAGTATTTTTGCACCGTAATTTTGATTCTTTAAATCATAACTAATTTTTGCTCCTTCTTCTTCGGTCACAGGTTCTTTACTTACAAGGGTATTGTAAATTGATGGCTCGCCATGTTTTGTTACACCGTAAGCGATAGTCCAATATCCACCACTATCTTGATATTTATAAGGTGCGAATCCTTCAAAGCCTTTTATAAATCTAAAACCTTCACGACTTAATTTACCATCTTGCCAACTTGAACCACTACCACCCATTCCACCGTTGCCAAATGGATTATCTACAACACCTATTGGAACACTAGTACAAACTACAACACTTTTTTCCATTGTGTAAATATCGATTGGTGGTTCAATTTGTATGTATTCACCTAACGCTAAACCTTCATCTTCTGTATTATATGTTGGAGTGTCACCGTTCCACCTTGGAACATGGGATCTATCAACAAAAGAAGGTTGAATTGTAAAATCAAATTGATAAGTTGTAAAAACATCTAACGTTATGTAAACAGTTGTATTATTTTGTGTATGATATTCAACACTATCGATAAAATAAAAATAATATTTATTGTCGTCATCTTTATAAAATAAGTAATCATATTTATTAACTTGTGAATATGGTATATTAACCGTTAAATATGTTCTACTCATATCATATTTAATGTTTGCGTCACACACTTTTAGCGTTCTTGATTTAAAATAATTATTCCTTGAATTTTCATTCTCAAAGTCAAAGACATTACTATAATTTTTTGATAAAATCGGCTCACTACAAAAATTAATTGTTGTCATATTTCCTCCTATTAAATTTAAAAAATAAGAAGGATATAAAACCCTTCTTATTTTGAATTATAATAATGAATCACCTTTAACAAAAACTATGGCATTTGCAAACTTACAACCTGTCATTATACCTTGTTTATGTGCAAAATAGTTTATAACTAATTGGTCAGCATTTTCAAAAGTTCTTGTTTGATTAACTGTGTCGTAAGCTTGTATAACATCTTTATCGGCTAATATTGCTACAACTTCATTGCCTTCTGTTTTTGTTTCCCCTAAATCATCTATTAATAATGTTCTTACATTAACGTCAGCCGAAGAAACATTGAATGCACTTGCTAAAACTTCGACATCAATTTCAGCTTCTATTTCAGGAGTAACAAATAAAACTAAATCTTCTTTATTAGTCCAGTTTTTAACACCAGCTAAATTATACTTAGAAGAAGGGAAAGTTAATCTACCACTTTTTGCCCTTATTTCTTTACAAAGTTCTTTACCACTTATTGTATCACCTAAAGTAACAAAACAATTAGCTTTTGTGTTACTATCTGCATACAGTTGTTGAACAAGTCCTTCACCAATTGTTGAACCTAAACTTGAATCAGCGTTTAAGTTAGTTAATATCTTTTTCATATCTTCAAATTCTGCGAAATTAGAAGAAGAATAAAGAGAATTAACAATTTGGTCTAATAAATTTGATAAACCGTTTTGATTAGTGAAAGCACCTCTTATTTGAGCATCACTTATAGATGTTTTAAATTTGTATGCGTAATTTTGTGTAGCGTAATCAACTTTAACATTTGGTTTAACTGCTTTTATTAAATCACCCTCAGCACTTGATGAACCAGTAAAATGGTCGTCAAATCCTTTTTTCTCAGCCATTTCAACAAACATTTCTTGTATAGATTTACCGTATGGTAACATACCTTTATGTAACATTTTGTAAGGGTTGTTGAATACTTTAGAGAAAAATAATTCCTTACCTATCTTATTTGTTAAAGTGTTTATGAATGCGTTTTTATGTGTTGGGTATTCATCAAGTAAAGCCATTATTTCTGCATCATTTAAACCAGTTGCAACAGGTATTTTATCTTGATATTCTGTTGACTGTTCTCCCCTTATTGCGTTTAATATTTCTTTATTTTGTGCTTTTGACATTTTTCTATCTACCTCCTAATAATTTATATGTAATATCTGCAACAGACATTGCTGGCTCTTTTGGTTCTTCATTCTTTTGACTGTCTTTTGTTTGTGTACCAATTTGAACAAATAAATCATAATTTTTTTGCTTTAAATCAGAAACACTTGAATTTAAATTTTCTATAGTTTTTTCTTTTTCGTCTAACTGTGTTTTGATAATGTTGTAATCTTCATTTAGTTTTTTATTTTCATTGGTTAGTTTTGTAACCTCTGCTCTTAATTCTTCTATAGTCATTTGTATAACCTCCCCTCATTTTTACCATAATTTATATAGTGATGTTCACCAGTAAAAGATGATTGTTTATTAACCTCTAATAACACATCTTTATTGTGTAACAAGTAGTCAACATCATTGTTATAAATCCTACCTTCTTTTTTACCAAAATTTTTAAAATGTGTATAAGGGTGTAATTTTGAATTATAAACCACTTCAAGTAACACATCTTTATGTAAAGTTAGATAGTTAACAACGTTAAAATCTTTAGGTAATTCGTTAAGTTGTTCATTAACTAAATTTATAAAATTATTCATATTCGTTCTATGGGGACAATTTTTATTGGAAAAATCCCTGTGTGCTTTAATATTTTTTACTGTCCAATTATATTTTTTAAGTAATTCTGCTACTACTTTACTTGCTAAAATTTCAGCTTTTTCAAAACGTTCTCCACCATTTAGAGAATAACATATTTCTATTGATATATATTTCCTATTACCTTCACCATTTTTTCCGTCACCACAAGCCCATGCGTTACGGTTTAAAGGTAAAACTTGAATTGCCTCAATATCATCAACGGCAATGTGGAAAGATGTTTGATTATTATTAGATTTCATATATTTAACCTCATTTTTAGCACTAGCGTTATTATATGTGTTGTGAATTGCTATACCAACAGGGGACATTGTGTAAGGACACTTAATGTTATATTTATCTACACTTATTAAATCTTGTTTTAATAATGACATATTTTTTCCCACCTCATTTTTTCGTTTAAATATGTTTTTATTTACTTAAACATCTCAATTTATATTCCTTTAATTGAACTTTTAAATCATGTCTTTTATAAAAAAGTTTATAACTTTCAAACTTCATTCTTGTAGTTATCACATTATGTCTATTTCCATATTTATCTTTAACCGAACTTACCAGTCTATGAACCTTTTTTAATTTAAATTTCATAATCCCTCACCTAATCTAATTAAATATTAATCTTGATATTCCCCTCAAATTATACAATAAAAGAGTTATTAATAATAGGACAATCGGTAACAACTTCCGCTCATTGTGCCGTGGTTTCACCCATAGTTTCGGCTTTTATTCAACATTGCCTAATAAATTAACAACCCTTTTACAATACTAATTGTATCATAAAAAGGTTGTTTTTTCAACATCTTTCGATTAAAAATTCATTTCAGTTGTTAATTGGTCAGAAATTTCCTCAAATTCTAATTTTAACATTTCTATTTCTTCATTTCTTTTTTGTTCTTTAGCTTTTATTTTCTTTTCTATTTGTTCAAGTTTAGTTGTTAATCTCTTTATTTCTTGATAATTCATTTTTTTAATCACCTTTCTTTGTGTGTAATTCTCGTTCTTTTTTATAATATTCATATTCTTCTAAGTTTACATCAGCTTGAATATTTGTTATAAAGTCAATTAATTCATTTTTACCGTGTGTGTTTTTAGTTTTAATATATTTAATTAATTTGTATAAAACAATAGAATCATTCATTTTAACACCATCCTTCTTTTTTATTATTCAACTATTAATTCAACTGATACATACTTTCTTCTATTTTTTGATGTTTTTTCACATAGTCTAACTTTTATTCCCATTTCTAATAATTCCTTCATTTCATCCTCTGTAAAAGCATTCTCTAATTCTTTAAATTTTTCTGATAAAACAGAACCGCCAAAGAAAAATACACCATTATATTCTCTTGTTATATATACTATAAATTCTCCATCATCACCAGTTAAATATCCATAATCGATTATTGTTATTGGTTCACCTATTATTTGGTCTGCTTTTTCTCTACCTTCCATAAACGGTAAATTGTTCGACATAACTTCTTTTAATCTTGATAATAAATTGTTTTTCATTTTTTAAAATTCTCCTTTTAATTTAAATTATTTTGTAAGGTTATTTATATAGTTTTAAGTCATTACTTACTATACTTATATAATACATTATATGGTAATAATAGTCAATACTTTTTTCAACATTTTTCTAATAAAAAATTAATTATTTTTGTATGTTAAACTTTTAATAATATCTGATAATAATAGTTGTATATGATAATTATTGTTTGTCATTTTTAATAAATT